AGTTTAGGACACCTGTTACATTTTGTGTTGTCATCTTAGATCACCTCAAAGTTTGAAACCTGCTCCTAAAGGTTTGAATATGTTACGATTTACATTTGAAATAGGTCTGCGAAGTAATCTCTTGCCTAATTTGAAGCCAACATTTATTGCGGCGGCTCTATAAAACATGTTCATATAGTTTGCTTGAAAGTTAGATTGCATAACATTGAATGATTGTCCTGGAGATGTTGTGATGTCTGCTAAAGAAATCGCTTCTGCTCCAACCATAACGGGCGATGCTTGCATTAAACCAGCCCCTATTGAAGGTGTTTTGTATCCAATATCTGCTGCTCCTGTAAAGAAACCAATTGGTGAAGTACCCATTACTCCAGATGTTAATGTATCAGCATATGCATAACTTTCTGCTAAATTAATTAATGATTGCGATCTACTTCTTCGGCGTGGACTAGACTTTCTTCTACGAGCCATGCCTTATGTTCTAAGTAGTCGGCTTATGAATCTTCACTTACAAATAAGCCTTTTTCGTCTCTTTGTATGACTTTCATCTGTGGTTGTTGTGTTTGTTGGCTCATGTTTGCGATTAATTGGCCGATTGCCATCTGAATTGGGTTAATTGGCTCACTTTCACCTAATCCCGGTATTTTTTCAACTACTGATCGTATTGCCATAGCCAATTTTTCGTCTAATTCGACTAATCCATCTTCAATCTTATGTCCCAGGTCAATTAATAGTTTGAAAACTACGCCAAAACCAACAATTATTACTCCTATAATATAGAGTGTCTCCATCATAACCCCATCGAGGCCCGTTCGGTCCTTAAAACCCCCCCTAACCCCAATCCCAATCCTTTTAATGCAATCATGAGTCGCTAAGTACCTTAACAGGCGATATGCAATCGCATTTGTCTCAAAAAATCTGGCGATTTTTCGTTGCGGCTGATTGCCGCGTGTATTATATAGTCCTAATAGGGCAGAATCGATATTATGGGAGACGAGATACCAAGACACAACAAATGCTGTTTATGCAGAATGAGAAAATGCCACCAAGACTCTAAAGGTCATTTATGGGGCATTTGTGGACGATGTAAAGACACGATCAGTTCGGAGTGGTTTTGATGTATTGTGTTGATTGTGGCTTTTGGCAGGTTCACACATGGCGAAATGCAACCAATAATTATTCTTGGTTAACTTCTGCAAAAGAAATTAATTTTTTACATTGTAACGGTTGCAATAAAATAAATGATAGTAAGGTGGTGTTTGTTTCATGAATCTAAGATGTTGTAAATGTCAGCTAGTGTTTCTAGTCAACACCTTTGAAGATGTAAGAATTATTCAGGCTATGTCTTGTCCAGAAGGAGCTGGACACAAACTAAGCGAGGTTGTATAATGAGTAAAATATTACATTCGTTTACTTTACACGATCATACTTCTGAATTACTTCGTAAGAAATCCAAAAAGGGTTACATGAGTCAAAATGTATCAGCCGCTATTGAATGGTACTATACTTCGCCTGTCTGGATTAAGGAGCGTGACGAAGATGGAGAATTTACAGGTAAATTAGTCAGAGCAAACAAAGGCGTTGTCATCGCTCCATATGAGCGCAAGAAGTATCAAGAAATCATAGGAACTCTAAACAAACAAATTGATGCTCTTGAGGCTGAGAAGAAAGCACTACAGAATAACAGGTTTAAGTTTTGGAAGAAAATGCCTCAATAGGGGGGGTATTTGCATCAATAAGGTCGAGGAGTGCCTTCTGTGTACTCTGGCGGAGTAGTTGGCCCGTATGGATATTGTACAGGCATTCCAGTTACAGGGTCTATTCTTCCCGTTGTTGCTCCTGTCCCGGGAATAAGAGAGCCAATTAATCCAATTAATGATCCTAATGGGTCATCTCGTATATCTCCCAAAGTTTGTTTGTGTGCTTGATACTGTGCATTAAAATCATTGTATAAGTCTAAACTAGAATCATAAACCCTAGTTGCAACATCAAACTTGAACCCGTAGTAAGTAGCAATACCGCCAAAAATTAAACCCATAGCAGAGGCGTCAGATAATAGTGCAACTAATGGAGTTGATATTCGGTTTATTTGGTAAGCAAGTAAACCATCAGAAATTAATTCTCGTTCTGATCGTCCAAGAACTATTTCGTGCCTAATTACTTGATCTGGTTTAGGTTTGGGCATTCCACGCTTCCCCCGCTTCCCATGCATCTTCGTAATTCTGAGGTAAATCTCTTAGAAATTGTCTGTATTCAATTTCTTCTTCGGTAGGGTTTTGGTCTGAAAGAAATTTCCAATCTAAAGAAGCAAGCTCTTCATTTCTTAATGCTCTTAATTTATTCCAATCAATTTCAAGATTTTCAATTGTCTTATTTCCTTCATTATCGACATACATCATTTTAGTTGGTACTTTCATTATTATGCCCCCACAAATATCAATGGCAATTGACCGTAAATTGTAGTTAATGATGCAGAAGTTATTGGAGTGGGTAAACCTGTATCTAATCCTTCTAAACTGCTTTGTAATTGCATAACATTGAAATCTGCAATTCCTGTTGTTGGTGAATAAGTAGCTGGATAACCTCCACTTCCAAATGATCTAACTCCTGTGTTTGCTGCTGTAGTACCTTGTCCAATTGCTGCATAATACAGAGTTCCTGCAGTTAATGTCAAACCTGCTGAAACTGATGCAGTAACATATCCTGTTGTAGCACTTTGCAAAGGAGTTTCTTTCAAAATTGCATTTGGCGCACCTGTACTAGTATCACTCGAATATATTCCAAGTTTACCTGTAAAAGTACCAGTTATTACATGATAACCCAAATCTGTAACATCTGTATCGGATGCTGGTATGAAAGGCACAAAATACACTTTTCTGTTATTCCAAGTAAATGTCGAACTCGACATTCCATTCCCACCAAAATAACCTGAACCAGCTAATACCTTATCATAACCTGATGGCATACCTTCTGGACCAACACCAGGCAAACCTGTATAGCCACCTGATCCACCACCTGAAGCTGTAATTGTTACATCGCCTAAACCAGATGCAGGGCTTAATGTAATGTTAGTACCTGCAACCAGAGAAGTTACAGGACTTGCATCTGCAGCAATTGTTACATTTCCACCTGCACCACCGTCAGTGATCGTAATTCTGGAACCTGCTGTTAATTTTCTTTCGTTAGTCAGAGTACCATTCAATGCCATTACAACATATTCAGCATTTGTTGGAGCGCCGCCACCGCCGCCTCCACCAGTCAAAAATCCGTCCCAATCTCCACGAACTGCCATTCTAGCTAGTTGTACTAGGACTAATCTTCTCATTTCGTCTTCATTCTCAGGCTCAATAAAGATTTTTTCTGCTACTGCTTGAAATTGTGCATAAGATAAATTCTCCAGATCAGTTTCTTTCAATAGTTCGTATATTCTTTGTGAATAATCTGGTGCATCTGGTAGTGGCATTATATCTCTCCTATGTTAAAAATCCGTCCCAATCACCCTTACATGCAGTAATTGCGAGTTTAATTAGTACTAATCTTCTTAGTTCATCTTCATTCAATAGCATTACATCAATAGGTTTGGCTACATTATCGATCGTAGGATTTTCACCAGATGCAATCTCTTCAAGCGTCTTTCCTTGCATAATCGGATATATCCTATTGGATTTCCTTTCAGCATTAGGTAACGGCATATAATATCACTTATTTTAATTTGTTTAACATCATTAAAGACTCTTCACTAATTTTAAGGGCTTTAGTGTAAAAACTTGGTTGTTGTCCGTTTTCACGGCCATAACGATATAATTTGTATGCTTTTTTTTCTATCGCTATACACATTCTTTTCGCTTGTGCTTTTGTCATCTTAGCCATTTAATCACCTTAAGCAGAAGTTATGTATTGCGCTGTAAAGTTTAGAGCAACAGGGATTGAACATGGCTTCATGTAAGGTTGAACTTCAATTGGATCTGTTGCTGGAACCGCACCAGATAGGTTACCGTTTGACATTGTTACTTGTGCGCCACCTGCCACGCTTGTAATTAATGCCTGATCTACTGATGTAAATTGTGCTTGAACACATACTTGACCTTGCAGAGTTTCCCCGATTGTATTGCCTGTCTGCAAATCAACAAGCTGGAATGTTCCCGCACCTGCCGCTACACTTGCACCAATAAAGATACGAGGAACTCCTTGGTTGGTAACTACAGCTAGAGACGCATTTCTGCCAGCCGCGACCATGGTGAAGACTCGGAGTTGATCTCCAGCCATCAGAGTTACAGGGCGAGCAAGAGCAGGAGTGCCACA